CATTAGTCATAAGACTGATCAGATTAGTGATAAATTTGACAATGTAATTAAATTTGAAAAACATAAAAACTTTAGCAGGATAGCATCATGATTTTAGTTGAACATACAGATCCGATTCTTACTACGAAATGTGAGCCATACAACTTTGTTAAATCATCAGAAGATCCAGTTGAGCTGGCCCAGAATATGGTAAAATTTATGTATGATAACAACGCTCTTGGCCTTTCAGCAAATCAGATTGGTTTGAATTATAGAGTGTTTGCTATGCGTGGTTACCCAGAAAACTTTGTATGTTTCAATCCTCGCATCGTCCAGCCTGGAGAACAGATTGTCTCATTAGAAGAGACTAGTGTTACACATCCAGGTCTTATAGTAAAGGTAAAACGACCACAACATATTCGTGTTCGTTTCCAGACTCCGAATGGTGATACTAGGACTGAGACTTTTACGGGTATGACTGCAAGAATATTCCAACAACAGCTTGACTTTATTGACGGAATACCGTATTATAGTAGAGCTAACAAATATCATAAAGACCAAGCATTTAAAAAATGGAAAAAATCAGCATGAATATTTTCTACATAGACCACGATCCAATACAGGCTGCTCGCTGGATGGTTGACAAACATGTTGTTAAGATGATTCTAGAGTCAGCACAACTATTGTCAACTGCTCATCGTGTATTAGATGGTATGGAAAGAATTGGTCTAACTCCTAATGGCCGAAAACGAAAAGAGTGGGTATTACCCGATGCTCGCGAAAGTATCGTATATGCTGCTACACATATTAATCACCCTTCAGCTGTCTGGTGTCGTAAATCTATAGAAAATTATACTTGGCTTTCCGAACATCTATATGCTCTTTTAGACGAGTATACGTATCGTTATGAGAAACGCCATAAATGTTCAGAGATCGCATATACTCTACAGTCTCCTCCGCATAAACTTAAAGATTGGGACTGGACTCCGATGCCTTCTTGTATGGCTGAAGAATATATTATCAGTAAAGACCCTATCACTAACTACCGCAATTACTACAAGATCGGCAAAGCTACTATGCACTCTTGGAAGAAACGCGAACAACCAGAATGGATTACAGCATGAGTTTTTATACAGACGTAAAAGATTTTCACATTGCTTTTGGTCAGCGTGTTGGTACTAGACCAGAGTTGCCAAATATGAATGAGCGTAATTTACGTATCAAACTATTGGCTGAAGAATATAGAGAATACACAGTCGCAGAAAATGAGAACGATATCGTAGAGATTGCTGATGCTTTGGCTGATATTATCTATATCGCATGCGGAACAGCAGTTTCTTATGGGATTCCTCTAGATATATTGTTTGCTGAAGTGCACCGTTCTAATATGGCAAAACTTGTAAATGGCAAGGTTCTCCGTCGTGAAGATGGAAAGATACAAAAACCAGAAGGCTGGAAAGCTCCGGATGTTAAGGCGATTTTGTATCCCAGCCATGATTATAACGCTTGACAAATTGTATAAAATGGTATATAATTTTGTCTATATAGTTTGGTAATGCACTTTTTGAGGAGACACATATGGTAGAAGTTCTTATATTGCCTAAACATGATGCTGAAGAAACTCTCGGCACATTTATTACATGCAAAGATTACGCAGATCGTTTGATTGATTATGATTGTGACGTGTATGCTTTAGATCCTCTGGATCCCACCAAAGCCGATGAAGAAAACATTATCTTCAAATACCGCAAAAATATCTTTACTAAAGAAGAATGCGATATGGCGTATGCTGGATTGCGAGATGCTGCTGTTGAATCGCAGAACCGTGGTATGGCTGCTGGCCCTCGTGGCGATCAGCTTGGAGCTGAAGGTCGTGGTAATCGTGATTGGGTAACACCAGAGCAGGAAGAAATCCTTTCTTTTATTGCTCGCCCAATAAATACTATTGATGATGGTACTACTATCGAATCAATTAAAGAGAGCCATAAGAAAGGTTCTAAAGAAGAGACTCGCGGACGTGTATGGTTGCGTTCCGAAGTTACTAAATTGTATCCTGAATATCATGGTTGGTTTGATAAGTGGCTTGCTGGTATCCATAATAAATCTCGAGAAGAACAGATTGTTGAAGCTAAGAATATCGCCGATAACTGGATCTCCGAAACAAATTATGCTCAGTCAGTAATGTCTGGTATTGCTGGTTACTTTGACCGTTATCCTCGTATCCCATACGGTCGCGAGACTTCTTATACTGAAAAGAATCGCGAGAAATTTGCGATGGCTTATCCCTACCTTCAGAAACTGAATGCTCAGTTTAAAGAATTGCTTCCTGTTCGCTGGGGTAACCAACGTAAAGCTGCCGATCAGCTTGATCCTAAATTCCTTGTTGAAGGAACAGTATTTACTACTCTAACAGTCAATCATAACTGGCGTACAGCTTGCCACCGAGATGCGGGAGATTTGCATGAAGGATTCTCTAACATTTGTGGTATCACAGGCCCAGAAGGAAAAGGTTGGAAAGGCGCTGAGTTCATCCTACCTGAGTTTAGGGTGGCTATTAACCTTCAGCCTGGAGATATGTTGCTGGTTAACAATCACGGCGGGATTCACGGTAATGATGCTCTTATCGGGGATGATAATGACCGTCTTACTCTTGTGTCCTATTTCCGTGAGAAAATGGTTGAACTGAAGTCTTGGGATTATGAACATCTCCGCAAACAATATGTTGAAGAGCGACGCATGAATCACAGTCATCCTTTACATCGCCCATTGTGGAATGGCGTTTCTCCAGGAATGTGGGAAGATAAAGAATGGTATGATTATATGGCGGCTCATAGTATGCCCGACCCATATGCGTCATCAGCAGCTGCAAGTCTGGAGTCATTTTTCGGATGATTGTAACTGTCCAGTCTGCAAATAGATCTGAAAAAGTCGGAGCTCTCTTGAAAAAGATTGCTCCGATTGATCCTATCTTTTATGTTCCTATGTGGCAGGTCCAGGATTATATTTCTGCTGGTGCAAATTATGTCGTTGGCGTAGAAGGTGTTATGCCAATGAAACCAAAACAGCTTAATGCTGCTCTTAATGATTTTCAGGGCGAGACTATTGTTACTATGGATGACGATTTCGTCAGCTGTGTATCTGTAACACCTGATAAGAAGGCCAAGGGTTGTTCTCTTAAAGATTTAATTGAACAGACGCTAGAGGAATTTGAAAAGTCCGATGCTGAGTTGGCAGGATTCTCAACAACTTCTAATCCTTTCTTTCTGCGCACTACCGAGAGTGAGAGTTTCGGTATGATTACTGGCCAGATATTGTTTCACAAATCTAATGGTATTTTGTTTGATGAAGCAATGAATGAGATGGAAGATCTTGAATATATCATTCAGCATCACCTACATAAAGGTATATTGAAGATTAACAGGTTCGTTGTCAATTTTCACATCTTCGGTAGAAACGAAAATGATGATGCTAAATACTCTGGCGGTTATAAAGGGTTCAGGACTAAAGAGACTGAATTTAAAACATATAACTATATGAGAAACAAGCATCCTACAGCTTTCTCTAATAAGATCGAATACAATAAGACTGCTGATATACCCAAGAGAGTTATGTGGCAAAAATTGACAGAGCGTGGTGGCGCGACTCTATTTTGAGGTGACTTATGATTGATTATGAAATTGCTATCCCGTCCTACAAACGACCAGAGACTATCAAGAAAAAGACTCTAAAGGTTCTTGAAAGTTATAATATCGACCCCAATCGTGTTACCATTTTTGTTGCTGATGCTGAAGAGTTGGAATCGTACACCAAATCTTTGTTAGGCACACCATATCAAAAGCTGGTTGTCGGTGTTCCGACCATTGGCGCTCAGCGTAACTTTATCGAAAAGTATTACCTTGAGGGAACACGACTGATGATGTTTGATGATGACATCGAAGAAGTGCAGGTTAAGATTAGCGAACAGAAACTTGGTCGTGTTGTTGATCTTGAAAAAGAAATCATTCAACAGGGTTTTACTGAATGCGAGAAAGCTGGTGCTAAGACATTCGGTATCTATGCTGCATCAAATGCTTATTTTATGAAGGACAGGATCTATACTAAACTCTGTTACATCATCGCTTCTATGTTTGGTGTTATCGTAGAGCATGATGATTTTCTTGCTCGTGTTACCAATCATGGCGAAGATTATGAATATTCTATTCGTCAATATATTAAGAACGGTTGTGTAGTTCGTCTTGATAATTACACCGTCAAATCAAATTATTACAAAGAAGACGGTGGCCTTCAGACTATCCGTACGAAACAGTATGTTTATGATTCTATTAAGAAGATTACAGAGATGTTTCCTAATCATTGCACCATGTATATTCGCGAGACTACGGGGCATGCTGAATTAAAACTTAAAGATAAGATTGGACCAGTAGGTTCAACGCTTGACAATTTCTTCAACTGAGGTTATAATGGATAATATTAGCTACAAATATTCTGAAGATAAGAGTTTGGCTGAGATTGCAGCCTATATAGATGAGACATACTCTCAGCACTATTCCCAAAACAAATTTCAAGCAACTGAGTTTATTATCGACTCTGGTCTTGGTACAGGTTTTTGTATGGGTAATGTTATGAAATATGCTCAGCGTTATGGTAAGAAGGGTACTCCTGCTGACTGGCGCAAAGACTTACTAAAAGTTATTCACTACGCGATTATGCAATTACACGTTCATGAATTAGAAAATGGAGATAAGAATGGAAATTAATGTTCCTATTGAGAAACTACGTGAGAATAAACTGTTTGTAGCAACACCTATGTATGGTGGCCAGTGTGCTGGTATGTTTGCTAAGTCCTCAGCTGACTTGTCTGCTCTTTGCACTCAGTATGGTATTCCTCTTCAGTTTTATTACCTGTTTAACGAGTCATTGATTACTCGCGCTCGTAACTATTGCGTAGATGAGTTCATGCGTTCTCCAGCTCAGCATCTGATGTTTATTGACTCCGATATCGGATTTAATCCTCAGGACGTTCTTGCTCTGATGGCTTTGCAGGCTGAAGAGCCAGAAAAGTATAACATCATCGGTGGCCCATATCCTAAGAAGTGCATCAGCTGGGAAAAGATTAAGCTCGCAGTTGATAAGGGTATTGCTGACGAAGATCCTAATGTTCTTGAAAAGTTCGTTGGCGATTATGTCTTTAATCCTAAGAACGGCACTGGTCAGATTCCGATTAACGAACCAGTTGAAGTTCTTGAGATTGGCACTGGCTTTATGATGATTCATAAGAGCGCACTTCAGAAGTTTGATGATGCTTATCCACAATACAGCTATCGCCCAGACCATGTTCGTACCGAAGCGTTTGATGGTAGCCGTGAGATTCTTCAGTACTTCCAAGCTGAAATTGATCCTAAGTCGAAGCGTTATCTCTCTGAAGATTACTGGTTCTGTCAGAAGGTTCAGGAGATTGGTCTTCGCACTTGGTTCTGCCCATGGATGTCTATGCAGCACGTTGGCTCATATATCTTTGGTGGTTCTCTTGCCGACTTGGCTTCTATTGGCGCAGCTGCTACGGCTGATCCAGGAGCTATTGGTGGTAAGAAAAAGAAATAACTTTAATTTTGAATGGAGTATATTATGAAACTTGATCCTAAGACTATTAACGTAATGAAAAACTTTTCTTCAATCAATCCTTCAATGATTATCAACGAAGGTAACGTATTGAAGACTATCTCGCCTGGAAAGACTGTTATGGCGAAGGCAAATGTTCCTAACAGTTTTCCTTCTCGCGCATCTATCTATAACGTCAATCGTTTCTTGAGCCTGTTGTCTACTTTTGAAGAACCAGAAATTAAATTTAATGATAATGGTTTCCTCATCAGCGATAAGTCTGGTCAGAAAAATGCACCTTATAACTTTGCTGACGAGTCAACAATCAAGGCTCCACCAGAAAAAGAAATCGTACTTCCTTCAACAGAAGTTACTTTTACTTTGAATACTGTGAATCTTGCTGAGATCGAAAAGGTTCTTGGTATTCTTGGTCTGCCTGATATTACAGTAGTTGGTGACGGTAAAGAAATTACCCTGCAGGCTATTAACTCTAAAGAACCAAATGGCGATTCTGTTCGTCGTACTATCGGCACTACAGATAAAGTTTTCTGTGCTGTATTCAAGGCTGAGAATATGAAGCTGATGGATGGTACGTATGAAGTATCTGTCTCTTCTAAGGGGATCTCTCATTTTAAGGGCGACAATGTAGATTATTGGATCGCTGTTGAAAGCGGTTCTTCCTTCTGATAGTGAAGGGAGGGCTAACCACCCTCCCATTTTTTTGATATGGAGAATATGATGCGTGAAGATTTT